ACGCCGGCGACGTCGGGCACGTACCGGCTGTTGTTCCTGGCCGCGTCCGCCTACGGGGCGGAGGGCGTCGTGCTCACGGTGGAGGACTCGAGCCTGCCGCAGCCGCACGCGTGGGTGCGTGACCTGGGTCTGGCCGTGGAGCCGACGCTTCAGGTGAACAAGTCGATTTCGCTGGGTGCGCCGAAGCCGTCGGAGCAGCCACAGCCGAAACGCAACTACGTCAAGGCGTACCGGTCGAATTGGTGGAAGGCGTATTCCAACGGCTCCCCGGATTCGTCCTGGCCTGACAATATGCCGCAGGGCTCGTATTCGCGGTGGAGCTATAACAGCCTGATTGGTTTCCCGAATATGACTGGGGACTTGGCTGGTGCGACCATCACGAATATGCGCGTGTACGCCTACGCGAAGCACTGGTATGGGCAGACCGGCGTCGCTTCTATTGGCTCGCATGGTTTCCAGTCCGCGCCCGGCTCGTATTCCGGTGGCGGTAACCGCTGGTATGAGTCCGGTGGCTGGGGGCGTGGTGATGGCCGTTGGATTCAGATTCCCCGAGACCAGTGGAACAGCTGGAAGGGCGGGTATTTCCGCGGGATATCTTTCGAGACCAAGGGAAATGCGTCCTACGGCTATTGGAGCCATGATCTGACTATCGAAGTCTCCTACACCAAGTGAAAGGTGGAAAGGAATGCCAGCGAATCACTGGAAGGGAATTCCTATTCCCGAGGCGGGAGATGACCTCCTGTCCGCCTGGCCGAACGCCCTGGACGCCGCAGGCGTGATCTTCCCTGCCCAATCCGTTGCGGCCGCAAGGGAAATCCTCAGCAAGGCCGAGGCCATCGGGCATCCGCCGACGCCCGCGCACCCCGCATACGTCGACGTCGGAGGCGTCCTCTACCGCTCTGACGGGTCGAAAAACGGCGAGCGCTGGGTGCTCAGGCCCATCAATGAGGTGCAAGCCGTAGAGGCCAGCGTCCCGATCAACAACACGCTGAAACTGAACAACGGCCAGTATTCGGGCGCGGCACAGGTCGACCTGGGCGTGCGCCCCTACGACAGAATTGTCCAGATCTCGTTCACAGTCTGGGCAAGGGTCACGGCCGGCGATATCGACGCCACCGTATACCTACTGGATCGGCCTTACCGGGCTCGCTTCCCCAACGACTCCACGGGCTCCACAGTCACCGTCACAGGTGTTCGTGTCGTGCCCGCCGGTCAGGACCCGAAAATTCGCGCAGGATTTACCGGCGCGTACGGAACAGGTGGAACTCTCAGTATTTCCGGGGACTCCGCCTACAGCACACTATTCGCACTAGCCAACGCAAGGAGCATGGCATGACCACACCGGGATATCTGGACACATCGGAGCGCGGCCTCCGATTCATGAAGGACACCGATTTTATCGCACTGGCAAACCGGGTCTCTGACGAGGCCAGCCGCCGCGAGTACCTGCGCGACTGCAAGGCGGAGGTCGATGCACGGATCGATGCCTATGAAAAGTCGGTCTCGCATGAGGCCAAGAACATCAAGGATTTGCAGCAGGGAGCCACGGTGGGTCCCGGTGAGCGGATCATCGTCGACGGCAAGACTTACAAGAACGTCGCCCGCGCCTGGCTCAACCCCTTCAAGGCCGGACCGATCAATTTTGCTGCCGGCTGGGAGGAGCAGCAGGGAGGCGTGGCATGACCGTCGGCAGCGTCACCGCTGAGATCGCCCGGCGAATCTGCGAAGAGCAGCCGGTGGGCTACAGCCAGGGGGAGGACCGACGCAGTTGGTACGCCGCGGCCGACGCCCATGGGCGAGTCTCGTCGCCCCAGAGTGCCGACTGCTCCTCCTTGGCCGCCGGTGCGGTCAGTTACGGTCTCCACCACACCTACGGCGTCCCATGGGGTCACAAGGCCCTGCTGGAAATAAACGACTTCTGGACCGGGAACCTCCGCGCCGGCATGGAGGCCCGCGGTTTCGAGGAAGTCAACTGGCCGGATGAGAACCTGACTCCGGACGGCGGTTTCCGGATGGGTGACATCGTCCTGTCCGCGGCGAATGAGGGCGGCGTCGGGCACGTCATCGTCATCGTCGAGGACGGCTACGATCCGCTGGAGTCTGAGGCGTGGATCGCCGAGACCGGCGACATCTATGGTGCCCCCGGCGACCAGACGGGGCAGGAGACCCGTACCGACCGCTACTCCTCGCATCCGTACACGCAGCGCGGGGCTTGGACATCCTGTCACCGGTTCAACGAGGGCAAGTTTTTCCAGCAGTGGCCCGAGTTCGCGAAGGGGAAGCCGGCCTCCAAGCCGGCCGCCCCTGCTGTCTCCTCGGCACCGGCGCACGCGCACGGCATTGACATCTCCAGTCACCAGGGCGGGCTCAATATCGCCGCGATCTGGGCGGACTTCGTCATCGTCAAGGTCACGGAGGGCACCGGCTACATCAATCCGTTCTGGCAGCAGCAGGCGGAGGCGACGCTGGCCGCCGGGAAGCGCCTCGGCCTCTACCTCTTCGCCAATGACGAGGACGCGGGCGAGCAGGCCCGGTTCTTCCTCGACCGCGCCAAGAGCTACGCGGGGCGCGCGACGTTCTGGCTGGACTGGGAGGCTGACGCCCTCAACCTGGCCCCCTCGGACGCCCTCGTGATCCTCAACCAGATGGCCGCCGAGACCGGCTCCACTCCGGGCATCTACCTGAACGGGGCGGGCCTGGAGAGCGGCAACTGGTCCGCCGTCGCCGGCCGGTTCCCGCTGTGGTACGCGGGAGGCCCTGAGTACAGCAGCTACGGCCGCGCCTACAGTGACCCGCCCATCCCGAGCGTCCCCTACTGGGGAAGTCCGTTGATGCACCAGTACACCGAGGACGGGTACCTGCCCGGCTACAACAGCCACCTTGACCTGAACCGTCTGCGTGACCGGGCAGCCTGGGATGCGATGAAGGGCGGCGGCCAGGTCGTCGCATCCGCCCCGGCAGCCTCCCCCGCGCCGTCGGCGAGTCCGTACACCGGGAAGAAGAACCGGAGTGACGGGCAGTCGGAGCTCGTGTGCAACGGGGTCCTTGGCATCGCGACGGTCGGCCGGCTCCAGCAGGTCATGGGTACCGCTATTGATGGCGTCCTGGACGAGGACGGCAGCCCGGCGGTTGAGCGGCTTCAGTCGTTCCTGAACTCGGCCGTACAGCCGGACCAGCAGACCGCCCTGAATGACTCGCCCCGCCTCGACGTCGACGGCGTCCTTGGGGCTGACACGTGGAGGACGTTGCAGTTTCTCATCATGGCCTGGCACCGCGAGTACCTGCCGGCGGGCTGGGACTTCGCTGACTGGGTTGACGGTGAGGCCGGCCCAGCCACGATCGGGGCGCTCCAGCGAGCACTCAACAACTCCAGGGCCGGCTCCGGCCGCCTCTGGTGACCACCTACCGAAAGGAACACACATGAAGGCACTGGTTAGTGACCCGTTCGTCACGACCGTCATCCTGGGCACCCTGTGGCCCCTGATTCAGGCGGCCCTGGACCGGCCGTGGTGGACCCGAGGACGCCGCGTCGCCCTCGTCGTCACCGCAGCCGTCGTCCTCACCGCGGGCACCTGGGCACTGTCCGCCTACCCGCTCCAGGCCGAGCTCCTGGCCGGCCAGATCGGCAAGTTCCTCGGATTCGCATGGGTTGCCTATGAGGCCCTGTCTCGCATCAAGATCGGCGGTGTGAGCATCCTGGGCTGGGCTGGGATCATCACCCCCGGCGGTGAGACCAGGGACCACTACCAGCCCCGGCACGAGGCAGCCTAATGGGCGTGGGCCGCCGAATCTGGTCGACGCTCCACGAGCCGCGGGCCATCTCAGCGATGATGGCGGCGACCTACACGCTCATTGCCGTGGCCGTCGCCCTCATCCTGGGCGCTCCGCGTATCCAGCCGTGGGACGTGACCGTGGGATGCCTCATGACCCTGTCCGGGTGCGCGATCGGCGCGCC